AGATAATAACTGTTTCCCAGTCACGATCGGAGTTTAATCAAGTGGACAGAAGAAGGTAGATTGCATACGCAATATACTGACGTAACACGTGCATCTAACGTGTTTACAAAAAACGGACACAATTTCCGTGTAAGACAAACAGTTATTATCTCTGATGGTGCTGTAATCGAAAAGGGTATTATCTCTGCAAAAGACACCAACACATTCACCGTTCAGCCTTTCGCTAGTGCAGGATGGAGTATTGGTACTACTGCTTTGAAGGTATACGTTTACGGTTCAGAGTTCCAAAAAGGTACAAACGGTATGTCTGGTGCATTAGAAGCTGTACCTAGCTTCCACGAAACTAACCCTATTATCCTAAAAGAACTTTACGAAGTTAATGGTTCTGATATGACGAACGTAGGATGGGTAGAAGTTTCAACAGAAGGTGGTGGTTCAGGTTACCTATGGTACTTGAAGTCCGAACACGAAACAAGATTACGTTTCGACGATTACCTTGAAATGTCTATGGTAGAAGGAGTTCCTGCGGAATCAGGTTCTGACGCTGCAAACAACGCTTCTGCGAATGGTACTAAGGGTCTATTCTACGAAGTAGAGCAAAGAGGTAATGTCTTCAACGGTGTTATGGAAGCGCAAGCTGACTTTGACTCTGTATTGAAGAGACTTGACAAGCAAGGTTCTATCTTGGAGAACATGTTCTTCGCTAACAGAGACCAAAACTTAGCAATCGATGATTTCTTAGCTACTAAGAACTCTTACGGTGCAGGTGGTACTTCTTATGGTGCGTTCCAAAACGACGAGAAGACGGCTCTTAACTTAGGATTTAGAGGATTCCACAGGGGTTCTTACGAGTTCTACAAGACTGACTGGAAATACCTTAACGATTACTCTACTAGAGGAAATCTTGAAGGAAGTGGTAAAATTAACGCTCTTGTTGTTCCTTCTGGAACGAAGACTGTTTACGACCAAATCCTTGGTAAGAAAATCCGTCAGCCGTTCTTGCACATCAAGTACAAGAAAAGTGCAGTTGAAGACAGAAAGTACAAGTCATGGATTGTAGGTTCAGCAGGTGGCGCAAGCAACTCTGACCTTGATGCAATGCAAGTACAATTCTTGTCCGAAAGAGCATTAGTTGTTATCGGTGCAAACAACTTCGTAAAGGTTCAAGACTAATACGAAGGTTTATATAAAAAGAGGGTGGTGTCAAAACTGCCCTCTTATTTTTACTTAATTCAATTCTTAATTCTAAATTTACAATAAAATGGCTACTAAGCAAAGAGTATCGGATAAAACCGTATTATTCCCAGATTGGGAAAGAAAAGAAAGAGTGTACATCTGGGCAGGTGATGCAACTCCCGTGTCGGAATCACTTCAATCACGACACACAAGATTCAACGAATTACAATATTTTGACGAGGAAATGGGATACCCAAGGTCACTTAGGTATGTCACCAATCAAACAACCTTTTTTGAGGATGAACAGGTAGAGCCTTATGTGCTTGCCCCAATCATCTTTGAGGATGGTAAATTGACTGTTAAAGCAAACGATACTGTCTTACAGCAGTTTCTTGCTATACATCCTCACAACAAAGATAATGGTGGATACAAGTTCTACGAGTATGATGCCAATGCTGCTGCTGCCAAGGAAATGAAGAAAGAAGAATTAGCTTTCGAAGCTATGGAAACTTTCTTTGCAATGGGTATAGAAGACCTTGAGCCTATTGGTAGGGTAATGATTGGTAACATTGATAGTCTTGCCTCTAATGAGTTAAAGCGTGACCTTTTAATCAAGGTTAAGGCTGACCCTCAAGAGTTCTTATCTTTAGCGAACAACAGCGATATCAAAATGAAGAACCTTACATTGAGGTTGATTGATGGTAACATCATTAAATTCAAGGATGATAATGTAACTGTAGTTTGGGCGAAGAATGGTAAGGAAATCGTTAAAATTCCTTTCAGCGCAAACCCAGTAGACATGTTCTCTAAGTATTTGAAAACAGATGAAGGGTTACTTCTACAAGAAGGGTTACTTCAAAAACTAGGATAATTTCTCAAACTATCTTCATATTAATAAGGGCAATCAGCAATGGTTGCTCTTTTTTGTTTATCTTTGTACAAAACAATAGAGCATGATTAACTCGGTTCGTGATACGGTACACGATTTCTTAGAAAAAAACAATAGAGGGTGGTTGAAGCCAGAAAGGTTTAATAACTATGCATACCTCGCACAGCTTGAGATATTCGAGTCATATTTTTATGACTACGCTAAGTGGATATCCATGCAGAATAATAGAGCAACTGGAAGTGGCTATGCAGATATTCCTAGAAACATCCGAGAGAAATTAGATATCTTCCATAAGATTGCTGCATCTTTGACCTATAGTACCGATAGGTTCAATCCACCTGCAGATAACTACCGAATCCTAGACATCTTTTACGGTGGGGATTACGTAGATGAAGTGAGCCAGAGAAGACAATTGTTACTTACCAAATCCAACCTTACAGCACCTAGTACCGACTTTCCCGTGTATGTTCGAACAGAGGATGATATAGTAATCTACCCTAGTACAATCATTACAGGTATTAGTGCCAGTTACATTAGGAAACCTGCTACTCCGAAATGGACTTATCAAGTTGTGAGTGGGAATCCAGTATTCAATGGTAGTGCAGGGGATTATCAAGATTTCGAAATACATCCGTCTGACGAGCATATGCTTATTATTAAGATATTAGGGTTTGCAGGAGTTTCTATAAGAGAGGCTGATATTGTTCAATATGCAGGTTCAAAAGAGGCAGGAAAGAAAATTAACGAAAAAACTACATAATGGGAGCATTACCAACAGGAACATCACAGGAAGATTTTTATGGAGACCCAACCCTACAGGGTGGATACCAATACACAACCATTAAGGATATCGTGAATAATTTCATGCTTACTGTTGTGGGTGATAGAAATCACATAAAGTATATTGAGAAGGACGTAGTTGTATTCCATGCTAAAAGAGGTTTGCAGGAACTGAATTATGACGTTCTCAAAGAGATTAAAGGGATAGAGATTGATTTATCCGACTCACTTGCCCTAATCCTTCCAGAAGATTATGTAAAGTACGTTAGGGTATCTTGGGTTGATGCTGCAGGACAGTTTCATCCAATGATAGCAAATGAGGATACATTGATAGCAAAGGCTTACTTACAGGATAACCTATACAATATCCTTTTCGATGGTACAGGTGCTGTTCTTACAGCTAATGAAAACAGTTATGACCAAACGATTGTAGGTCAAAATACATACACCTACTATAGACCAAACGATTATGGATTAGGGTACGATAACTATTACGAGTCCAATAACGCTAGATTCGGTATGCAAACTGACAAGGCTAATGCTAATGGATGGTTTACTGTGGACAAGCGTTCTGGTGTTATGAAGTTTTCTTCTAACGTAGGAACTAAAACTATCGTACTTGAATACATTTCTGATGGTCTTGAGTATTCTGATATAGGGGATATCAAGGTAAATAAATTTGCAGAGAAAGCATTGATGCTGTACATGGAGGCAGAGATATTAGGAAACGTCGATAAAGTTCCAGAGTATGTTGTAAAGAGAAAGTTCAAGCAAGCACACGTACAGAAGATAAAAGCTAAAAACAGACTGTCTGGACTTAACTACGAGGAACTTCTACAAGTCCTTAGAGGAAGAGACAAACGTTTAAAATAAGATAAATGAAGCTATACAATAATTTTGCAGCAGGGGTGATGAACAAAGATTTGGAACTGCGCCTAATGTCGAAGAGTTTTTACCTTGATGCTAAAAACGTAAGGATATTAACACCCGAAAGTGAAAACTCACGCTCTGTGAAGTTTCCATTGGGTAATACTTCCGTTACAGGTCTTGCTTTAGGTACTAATGCTGTGTCTACTGGTTTCTGTGTTGATGGTCTATCCAACAAGATTTATTGGGTTGTGCGTAGTGATAGTGGTTCATACGTATGTGAATACGATACTAATACCGATGCCGAGGCTATTGTACTTGGTGACAACCGTGGAGAATCTACAAGAGTATTTGATTTCCCATCTACTGGTAATGTAGAAATGAGGATTATCAATGACAACGATAATGGGCGAAACTTCCTATTTATCGCTGATGGTGTTGGTGAACCTTATTACTTTGAGATAGATGCTGCCAAGGCATTACCTGACAACTTATTTACGTTGCAAAACGTATCGCTTATTAAAGCACCTCCTGTTTCTGCACCTACTCTTACATTGGGTAACACAGCCTCTTCTCAAGAAAACAACATTGAGGTGAAGTTCTTATCATTCGCATACAGGTATAGATATACACATGGTGAAATAAGTGCGTTATCTCCATTCTCGGAGTTCGCATTCAAACCATCTAATTTCTCATTTGACTACGGAACAGGCACTAACAAATCGATGCTCAACGCATTCTCACAGGTTACCATTGCTTTTAATGCAGGTGGTGCAGATGTTGAGGGTATAGATATCATTGTAAAAGAGTCTGGAAGCAACACAGCATACATTGTAGAATCATTTGATAAAGGTAACGAGAGTTGGGGTGACGGTTCAGCACAGAGTATTGATTTTGCAAATAGCAAGATTTACAAAGCATTAAATTCCAACCAACTTGCTAGAGTATTCGATAATGTTCCTACCCTAGCACATACTGTTGAGATAATCGGTAACAGGGTTGTATTCGGAAACTACAAGGAAGGTTACGATATTGTGGATGATGTAGACGTATTAATCTACCCTGCATTCACATTGGATTATAATGCAGCAGCAGGTACATCAGGTGAGGCTCACAATCAAGTAAAGGCAAACCGTGATTACGAAATAGCAATTGCATATCTTGATG